TAGTTAAAAGTTTTGAATCATTCTTTGACATTTACCTAGTAACTCGAACTTGTTGGAGTAGAGGATGTTGTTGCAACTGTTGTTGTGGTTGTTGTTTCTCCACCTGTTCCAGATGTCGTTACTGTATAACCTCTACCTGTAGTTGCAGTTTGATCTACTGTTCCTACAACCACTGTGTTTATCGTATCTATCTCTAGAAGTTGATTTCTTACAGGTATAACATCATTTGAGTCTGGTAGAACTGTAATACGAAAACGAGTTGATGCAGACCCATCTACATTAGAAACACTAGTTATTCCAACTGAATCTATTTGTATAGTTCCATTTGTGTAATCAACTGTTCCAGCATCAGTACTAAGATATGTTCTAACACCAGCAACAAGTGAATAAATTCTTAGATTACCCTTTCCATCATCATCAAAAAAATACTCAGTAGAATTATCATTAATGAAAAATCCTGTAGATGCAACGATACCACCAGCATCTGCATTATGACCATCATGTGGATGAAAAAATGGATTGTTGAAATTCAGAGTATATGAAGTAGGAGCAGTGACATTTGGTGTGATGAATCTTGCAAGTGTTACAGTTGTTATGTTACTGAGTATTGCACTATCAGTTTCATCAACTAATCTTGATAACTTAGAATATCTAAATGGTTTGTTAAAATCTTCTAACTCTGTATCCGTGTAATTTTGTATCGTTGTATTCACTAAAGTTTCCAACTCAGTCTTTTCTTTTGTAGTGGATGTAGAGTCATAGTTGAATGTAACATTAAGAATTATGAAAGTTGTTTCTGGGTCAACAATAACAGGAGTGACAGACGCAACTTTGAACTTTGCAAAGTCACTTACAAGTTGTGACTTCTGTGCGTCTGATAAATTTAATCCAGTTGTGCTTTTGATTGAAATAAAAACTTTACCATACTCTGGGACAGATGTCACTCCAAGTGATGGATCAAAACTTCCGTCCTCTCCACCAAACACTGAAACTGCTTGTGTATTTGGAAAGAGTTTTCTTGCATATACAGCATAGTCATCAGCTGTAACTGCACGACCTTGTGATGCATAATCTAAAGGTGCTTGTAGTTTGATTGAATTTAAACTCTCTGGTTCTGCACCTCCAGATGCACTTGCGACTGTTGTGATAGTTATGTCACTAACTCCATCTATCAATGATGGTGCAGAAAAAGATGATGCACCATTTGACAAAGTTTTGTTTGTAACAACATACTCCATGATGACAATATTGTCATCTGATAAACTCCTACTTACAACACCATCACCAAAATAAACTTCAAACCTCCCAGCATCAACTTCTTGTAAATAATATACTGTACTAGTTGATGATAATTGTGTTATATCTGTTGCTTTAGTGTATGTCGTGGTTGTGGTATCTGACGCAGATGTTTGTACTTTAACACTGAGAGTTGATGTATCTGCACGATCATTCCCCAGTAAAAATCTTTGTTCTATATCAGATGTATCTACAAGAAACTTTGTAGTGACATATGTTCCCTCATATATTTTTGTCGAGTCAAATGAAACTGTGCCACCATTATTAGTAGATGTCACATCTGCAATAGTAACAAATTGATAACTCACATCATCTACTGTCGTTGAGAACGCAGTTCCAGCAGGCATGGTTTTTGTTGCACTATCTGTCGTGAGTGCAACATTGATTGTTGCAATCGGAGCTCTTGCAGAGGTTACCTCATATCCTAGTGTCTTTGCATGAGATGTTATACTTGATCTGAGAGAGGCACTATCAAGAAACATTTCGTTTGCAAGCATATTTGCGTTGAAACTTAGATAGTGAGTATTATACGCAAGAGTGTCAAGTAGTATGTTCATACCAGACCCTTCAAAGTCATAATCCTTAAACTCTGTTTGTCCTTTTAAAAATACTTTTAGATTTTCTTTTATATCATCAAAGTCTAAGTCTGATATGTTTATTCTTCTTTCGTTTACTGCCATTATCGTAGTCTTTCTAACATTATGGATAAATCCACTATTTCAGTTGGAGTGTTCACAACATAAAATTCCACAGATACCTCATACGCATTACGATCTAAGTCTGGGAAAGTACGAACAGACACCAAACGGGCTCTTGGTTCAAAATTTGTTATTACATCTTCAATCTTTCTTGCGATGACAACAGCAGTAACAGGGGACATAGGTTCAAACAACATTTCCCTAACACCACCAGATATATCTGGACGAAAAGGTTTTTCATAAGTGTTGAGTTGAACTAAATTACGAATAGATCTTTTTACTGCCTGCACATCGGTAACTTTTCGTATGTCACTATCAGATGTTTTTCTACCAAAGAATAAATCTAAGTCTGTATACTGTCGTGTTGACCTTGCAGTATTCTGAGATTGTGCATCATAGATTGACATCTTTATAGACTCCTAAGTTTATATTATTTATAACAAATAAGTGCAAACTATGTTGCTAGTCCAACACCTGGCCCTGACTTTACGTTCTTATTTCTACCTAATGCAGTTATCACAGTTTTGGTCTGTCCTACTCCTAATGGAGAGAATGCACCATAACCTCTAACTGTTTTTCCTGTTTTTTTATTTACTACAATATCATTTCCATACTTGTCTAATATTGGTATAACCCACGCATACTGACTTGCGTGAGTTGTATCTGGCCCCCAATGTCTTTTTGTACCTATGTCTAAATGAAAGAAAGAATTGACAGAACCGATTGATGGAAAGTATGAACCAATACCTTTGATACCTAACTCAAGTGCGATATCTAAAAACTCTTTTTGTTTATCTCTTGGTATATTTTTCATCAAGACATCAACTGCCTTACCCTGTTTGTGTTGACTGAGTTTTGCACCACCTACTGACTCATTTGCAGAGGGAGTTCTAAACGCACTTGTTATTGGTAAAACAAAGTTTGGTTTACCTAACACGACTCTAAATCTTCTTGTTAGTTCAACCAATATACTTCCTAGTGCTGGATCAATTCTTGGGTCTGCTTTACCAATAAAATTAAGTAATCCACCCTCATCATACTTTTGTCTTCTCTCTATCGGAACATCATCATCGTATGATGGGTATCTCTTATCATAAGGAAAATGTCCAGCAGAGTTTACTGTTTCTGGTTTTTTATAATCTGCCTTTGGGTCATAGTCTGTAGTTCCATCTGCAATCCCATTTGTCATAGGTGATATAGAATTACCACCACCATCACCTGACTCCATACCATCATTTTGAGATGGATCACCTCCAAGTTTCTTTTCTGCCTCAACACTTCGTAACACTGCATCTGGATATAACTCATTCACATACTTTGCACCAGTTTCCGACTCCAGTGTTTCTAGGTCACTCAACACCATGAATGGTGTAAGTAATGGTTCTAGTAGTAGTTCGTTTCCAATAGTTGGTAACGTCACATCTGGTTCGGTAATGCTTGGTGCAGTTGCAGCTGATGTTGTCTTACTTGTTCCGTGACCACCACCAGTAGGTGCAATGTTTGTACTGGAAGAGTCAAATGTGATTGCAGTTGCATCAACATCAAATGTTGTGTTTGCATTTACACTTGTGGTATCACCCTTGATTGATACTGTTGGTGCTTCAAGATTGACAGTCGTTCCCTTGATGTTTGAGGTCGTACCAGATACATTTGTTGTAGTTGCAACTAGGTTAATTGTTGTCGCAGTGATATTAGATGTGGTTGCATCTAAACTGAAAGTTGTGACCTCTGTTTCTATGGTTGGAGTATTGATAAGTATCTTACCTAAGTTCTCTGCATCAACTGGATCATTTCCTACATCAATGTCATATGTTCCTGTGATATTAGATTGAAACCCACCAGCAAATATTTGTGTGACTTTTCCTTGCACATCTGTAGATAACTTTTTCTCATAAACCTCAATGACATCACCATCAACTGATGTTTGTTTCTTACCAGACTTAATGATCTGTTCTACAAATCCTTCTTCCGTGTCATCATTACAAAGTATAACTTCTTTTTTATTACCCTTGACAAGTATCTCCATGTTACCATCAACTCGTAAGTCATAATCACCTTTGACATATGTACTACAATTAGAACCTATAGTGAGATTACAGTGACCATCAACATACGCATAATCAGAACCAGCAACAATACGATATCCATCACCAACAATCTTTACAGTTCTTGACCCACTACCATTCACCTCATAGTATGTACCAGCAGAATGATATTCTCGTATTCTCTCCTCACCCTCAGTGTCATCAAACTCTTTTACATGACCACTCTCAGTTTCGTAAACATGATTGAAAGGATACTTAGCTGCGTAAGAAGATGATGGTTCACCAAAGGGTGCCCCACCAGCAACAGGAACATTTGTGAAACCATTTCCTACAGAGGTATCGGTTTCAACTCTATTTTCGGATATGACTACCTCTGCGTCTGCAACGAAACCAGTATCAGATCTTGCAAGTCTGTTTACGTCTGACTCACCTAGTCTACTTTCTTTTGGATATTTACCATTGGGATCATAGAAACCTTTTGATGTGTTTGGTCTTTCGTCTGGAATGCCTGGTAGTGATCCCATAATAATAGGATTTTCTTTTTGCACTCCATCTAAAAAGAAACCAACAACGTGTGTTCCCTCAACTAAGAATGTAGGTGTTGTACCTAATCCATTCATTGATGGGTCTGTCACAGGGTGCATGATGTGAGCCCAAGGCAAATCTTCTGTTGGTATCTTTGTCTTATCGTCTGTATTGTGACCAACGATACGCACTCTGACACGACCAAGTTTTGATGGATCGTTTCTATCCTCTACAACTCCAGTAAACCAGATGAACCCATCCATACCCATAAAATTTTGCATAAATAAACTCCTTACAGAGTTATTTATTACTTCTTTTTGAATGAGTCGTTAAGT